AACATTTCGGTCATTACCTTAATGCTAGTTTCGTCTGGCTTTGATGGTAAGAAATCATTTAGGTTAAACAAGCCAAATTGATTTACAGCCTGCATTTCTGCATCACTAAGCGGACGTTCTCTACGAGCCCAAGTTGATGTCGAGTAATCAGCGTATCCGCCTTTTGAACTTTTATTAAGTCTAAAGTCAATACCTTGAGTGTAGTCTGTTGGCAATTCTTCCATATCAGGATCCATAAGAGCCTGCTTGATAATTTGAAAAATTTGTGGGCCAATAATAAGACGACGAATTGGATTTTCTGGAGCTTCGTCGTCAGTAAGTGGATTGTCAGTTACAAAACCTTGGAAGATGTATGAACGTTTCTTCCAATATTTTCGACCCATATCTTCAAGAGTTGGGTCTTTGAACCAGCCACGAACTTCACCAAGAATAGGACATGACTCGCCATACATTTCCATACACGGAACTTGTACTACAATTGGCTTAGAATCTGTTTGTCCTTTGATTCCTGCAAACGGCAGCTTAATCATTAGCCGTTCGCGCCAGAAAAATGTGTTATCTGGATCACCATCTGGCAAGAAACGAATAGTTGCACTTTCGCCTTCTTTGATATTCCAGAATGGATAAATTGGATTCGGACCACTTGGTCCTTGGTTTGAGTTATTCTCTTGTTGTTGAAGTTTTGCTCGTATTTCAGCTAGTGATGTCATATTAATTTGCCTTTCATTGCCTTTAAATATATGTTATGCCTAAATGTGTAATAAAGCATATTTCTTATACTACACAATACTATTTAGTTTGTCAACTAAATTTTATAAATTTTCTATGTAATTTTTTAAATTAATAGACTCAACTTGTCTGTTAGCAGCTAAGAATTTGTAATCACGCTTTGAATTGCTGTCCTTACTAATATTACGTACATCAAATCCTAACATTCTTGCTCTTGCAAATTTACGCATACCTTTTAGAAAGCTATACCAATCTTCCCGAATTGAGTCATCTTGATCGCCAACTAAATTATCATTATAAATTAATACAATAGAATCAGGTTCAATCGAACATGATATTTTTCCTATTGCACTACCTTTTGCTGAATATTCAAAATCAAAATACCTTGCTTCATCAGGTTTGTTAGTTATATTTCCGTCCTGGTCTCCACAAGTTACATTTGGAAATCTACCTCTAATTTTGTTAAAACATTGACTAGCTACGTTGTTTAAATTTTTTTCATCTATCATTAATTTTCTCCAAATCCGTAGTTAGGCTTGTATTCAGCCCAGTTTTGTCGTATACCTTGTCGCCGAGCCTGTTTTATTTTTTCTTTGTAATCTTTATCAGTAACATATTTTTGATACAAAGATTTTAAATATCTTTCAGTATACCTCGATGCTTGTTCTATTTCATTATCGTTCCAGCCCCTGCTTTGGCGGCTTCCTTCTTGCATACCTTCTAAAATTCTTGCAATATAAGGATCCGCTTTAGGATTAGACAAATACTGTTTAGCTTTGTCCATATGATATTGTCTTCTTTGTACAAGCAGATCTCTTATTTTTTCTGCAGGGCTAGATCTTGCTAATAATCTTATATAATCTTCTCGTGGACTAGGCCCTGTTGAATTAGGATCTGTGATGAAAGAGCCGTCAAAATCATAGTATCCTTTCTCAAATTCTAAAAAGTTTCCTTCAGAATCATACACTGGGAATCCGTTACTATCTTTTCTAGTTAACTCAAATTGTTTTCTTTTTTCTATTTCGTCTTGTGCACTTGCAGCACTGCCTCTATTAGGCCCATCGCCAAGACGTTGTCCTTGTTTCCAGTTCCATACTAATTCATAATAATCACGTTGTATTTTATCTAATTTAGATCTACCTGGAAAAGGTAAAGTATCTAATGGCATGTAACTTATTAGGTCAGATATACGGGTGCTGTGTTCTTTATATTCGTCAGACGGCTCTAGTCCTAGTGTGTCGTATATCTCACCAATAGCTTTCCATTTATCAAAAATTCCTTGCCAAGGCTTAAATAATTCCATAGTGTAAGGTTTATTATATAATACAGCATTGTTTACATCTACCATCATATCTCTAATTACACTTTGATTTTTTCTAATTTCAAAAATTACTCTAGTATCGACTGTAAGTTCAAACTCATTTAAACGTGTATCATAAATAATTTGCATATCGGAATCAATAACTAACTCGTCTAGTCTATCTAATTCTTCTAAAACATCAACATATTCATCTATATCAGCATCAGTTGATTTTGCTTGCAACTGTATTATAGACATTTCAACTTTTTCGTTTAACTTGTAAAAGGGATCATTGAGTTTATTACCGAGTGCAGCTTTTAAAATAGGTAAAGACTGCTCGAATTTATCTATTTTATCTTGAACATCTATAATGTCAAGACTAAATGTCTTTCCGATTTTTGTAAATACGTAGGGATACATGTCTTTAAGTGCAAGAAGATCAAATCTGAATGATTGAGATAATAATGTTGTTACGATAGCTGTATCCACAGTTCTTGTATTTTCTCTTGCTTTTTCTAATTGCTGATTATAAAGTTCTACTGCTTCGTCTACATCTTTGTTAAGTACATCTAATCTTGATGTAAGTAAAGTTTGAAACCCGTCAGCCATTTTATCAATTTCATTTATTGCTTCGGGGTCATCTAAAATTGTATCTATATGTTTTTTACCTTTGAAATTCTTACCCATGAACATAATATCAAGATTTTGTCTTATGTATGATATTTCTGCAATAGATATTTCATCTACACGATTTATTGCATTATTAATTCTATTAATTAATGTTTTAGTTATAGCTTTTGATTTTTTACGAATTTGATCCCACTTTATGTCTTCGTCTCTCATGTTAAACATAAGTTGATCCTGAATAGCTGCGGTGAGTTGATTTTGCTTTCTTAGCTTTTCAGCTGCTGCATCTCTAGCTTTTTGTCTTATATAGTTTCTATTTGCAAGCTCACTTGTTGAAGCAAGTTCTTTTTGACGAGCTTCGGCTTTGTTTTGCGCTTTTTGTCTTATTTCTTGCCTATTGGCTAGTTCTTCTCTTTCTGCTTCGTCTTCGGGACTTAATGGTGCATCATCGTCAGGCCCAAAGAAGTCCTGGTCACGTTCTGCTTTTTTAGAGGCCGCGGTAGCGGCTGCAATGTCTCTAATTGCATTCCTTATAGCAGCTTCTTGTTCAGCAGCTAATCTTTTTTCTCTAACAATACGTGCTGCTTCAGATCTAATAAAATTCCTATTAGCTAGTTCTTCTTCACCGGCTGCGCTACGTTCCGCAGCAGCATCAGCTGCATCACGTATTGCATTTCTAACATCAAGTTCTTCTCTAGCACTAAGTTCAGCTTTGCTTAAATCTAAATCATCGGCTGGCCCGTATAGATCTTGTTCTCTAGCGCCACGCTCTGCTTGACTTAGTGGTTTGTCATCATCTGATCCATATAGGTCTTGATCTCTAGCACCAAGCTCTGATTGACTTAGCGGAGCATCATCATCTGGTCCATATAGGTCTTGATCACGTGCTCCTTTTGCTGCTGCACCAGCGTTAGCTGCCGCTTGACGTATTTTATTACGTATAGCAGCTTCTTGTTCAGCAGCTAATCTTTTTTCTCTAACAATACGTGCTGCTTCAGATCTAATAAAATTCCTATTAGCTAGTTCTTCTTCACCGGCCTTTTGTCTTGCAACAGCTTCTTTTGCTGCTAAACGTATTTCATTACGTATTGCAGTTTCTTGTTCAGCTGCTATTCTATTTGCTACTTTTTTAGCAACTTGCCGTGAAATTTCTTTATTTTGTAAATTAAATATATTTTGTCTTGCTTGCGTATCTAGTAGTTTACGTCGACGCTCTAATTCTGCTAAAACTTCGTCTTGGTTAGCACGGTTAGGCAAAATTTGGTTATATATATCTCTAAGTTGCGGATAAATGAACCATATTTTTCTATATGTTGGTTGTAATTTTTGAACATTTGGGATGTATACTTTTTTAATATATGTTTCTAATTCTTTATAAGGCGGAGATTTTAAGTTATCATCAAAACCACTTATCCACATCATATCTTGAATTTGATATGTTCTTAAATTCATAAAAACATCTTGCGACATTAAATAATCAGCGTCTGTCCCAAAAACCTTTTTAATTTGGATGCCAATTTGATTTTTTCTATCTATTGCTTCTTTACTAGACACGTCTGGTCTTATACTATGATATTCTTCTACTAATTTATATTTCTTTTTTAAATCATTTACCGTTTTTTGTAAACCATTTTCTAATTGTTCGTATCTGTCTTGTACACTCAACGCATACTTGAAAAAATCTTCTATTATTTGTACTGCTTGAATTTCAGAGACGGTGCGTGCAGAGCTAGAATCTCGCTTTGCAAGTATTTTGGTTAGTGCCTCGCCAGGAAGAGGCACATCATACCAATCAATATAATTTATGTCGGCAGTTCCCGCTGTGTTACTAGCATTTTTTATGTCTACGTTTTTTGCATAACTTTTCTCGTCAATTAAAGCCAAGGCTTGTTCTAATTCATCTAGTGTTACTCCACGGAATGAAGGATTAGCAGCTGGTACTGGTTTTGCAGTTTGTGTAATTTTTTCACTAGATAATTTTTGAATCCTATTACCTAAATTGAAAAGTTGACCTTTAGAATAACCTATGTTGTTTACGTCATTAGCAGGATACCTATTATTAACAATACTAGGATTTACATGTTCGTCCCAAGACACAGTCATCCAATCGGTAATTGTCTTTAATTGTTCAACAGTAATTGTTTGTCTATTGCTGTCATTCCATCCAACGTTGGTGTCATACCCTGCAGGTACATATTCACCTCGAACATTGTCAAACCATTTAGTGTCTATTCTAGCATTACTAACTCTATTATCTACTTTAAGCGCTTTAAATATATCAATCAAATCTTGCAATCTAAAGTAGATACTGTGTCTTTGTGCACCTGCGGTTGCTAGCCCTTCCTTAGCTTGCAAATAGGCAATTGTAAGTTTATTAGAAGCATCAGGTTGGTTACTAATTGGTGTTTTTTCGTTCGGCACTTTGACTATTATATCGTGCTTAGTACCAGTCGGGTCAGTAATTTGTACTTCAAACTTAAAGTGTTTATTTTTCTCAAGAGGTCCCGAAGGAGTCATGGTACGAAACTTTAATTTTCCGTAATAATTTATTTGAAACAATCTCGAATCTTTACCGCCAGATATTTTATATCCGCCGTCAGTGCCGACGTTATCTAGTGGTACTGTTATAGACTCTTTAGTAAAAGCAGGAAAAGTCATTTCTATAGTCTTGTTAGATTGTTCAAATAATATAGAATTGTATTTTTTTGTTATATTATTAATTTTAGTTTTGTACTTTTCAAAAAGTTTCATGAAGAATTCCGTATCTGAATATACAATATTTATCAGAAACTACGACTTACAAAAATAGGCATAGGTGGTTCGTAATCATCATTATCTTCTATGGTAGTAAAACTATCGTAAACTCTAGGATCCCAATCGCGAAGTACACTCATCATTCTAATAACAAGTAGTACACTACTAATTAAATCGTCAGTTTCGCCTGGTTTTGCTTTAAAACTGTTTCCGCTTGCTATATAACCTTTGAGCTCGCTCAATAAAGCACTGCTACTTATATTCATTTTTCCGTTTTCTAGCATTGTTTTAAGTCTAGTACATGCACCAATTTTACTACCATGGGTTGTGTTAAAGCCTTTCCTAAACTTTCTAACATGTCCCTTTCGTATAGGTTCTGATACAAAGTAGCCAGGAATATTTTCTTCACCGAAGTCGTTTATGACTAGTAGTGCTGCTTCACCGATGCCGTTGTTTTCCACACTCCAGTATAAATTTGTAGCTCCGCATTCATTGTAAATGTAAGAACAAATATCTTTAAGTATTTGTATTTGCTTTGGTATAGCAGTTGTGTTATGCCTCCATTCTGCTACTTGCTTGTATGAAGGCAGTTCAAATACTTGTATTGCTGCAAAATCACCACCAGTTCCCATACTAGGATCAAGTGCAACTGCATATGTAGCAGCCTTGTCTAATTTAGAAAACCAACGTACTTGGCCCATATTCATAATAGGATCGTTAGTTTGAGCATTTGCTAACCAAATACTATCTAATAAAGTTTCGTCGAAGATTAAAAATTCACAACCGTACTCTCTACGAAAACGTTCTTCACCTATGCGACCAACTTCAGCAGTCATCCAAGCATCGTCTCTGTCAGGATGTTCTTCCCATGACGCTAAAAAACTGTGGAATCCGTTTATGCCTACATCAGTTTCGTTACCGTACTCGTCGTACTTTTGCTCAGCCTGTTTCCAAATTTGAGCAAAAGTGTCTTCATCTGAATTTGGTGTTGATGTAATAATTGCACGACCACCTGTTGCAAGTGTTGGAGATATTGATGTCCAAAATTCATCTGCAATATTTGGTTGTACGAATGCAAACTCGTCGCAGTATAGTAGTGAAATTGCCATACCACGTCCTGTGGTTCCTGTGGTTGTTTGACTTATAATTCTACTACCGTTTTCAAATTCAATTGATCCTTTGTTATAACTTGTGACGCCGGCACGTATGTAATCAGGACACAATTCGTATACATAGCGTATACGCTGCATGATTTCTTGTGCACCGGTATACTTATGCGCTGCAATAAGAATCGTTTGATCTGGATGGAACATTGCATACCAAGCAAGATATATTGCAGCACAGGTAGTTTTGCCTGTCTGTCGTGGCATCATGTTTATATTAAATCGATGATTATGATAACTATCCATCAACCGTAGTTGGTATTCATAAGGTTCAAACAGTAATTTGCCTTTTACTGGATGTTGAATATGAGCAAAATTTCTTGCAAAATACAAGTAACCTAAATCAGGATCAATGCATTTCATTAAATGAGCTACTTGCTGCTGTGTATATTTTTCCTGTTGGTGGGCTTTTTTAGTTAAGTTACCGTCTAGTATTTTATTCATACTATAGTTTATATAGTGCTGTTAATTCTGCCCTAATTCTTGATTCTATTTCTTCTCTAGACTCGTCAATTGATTTGAACTTTTTGCGTAATGGTAAAGGATTATCGCCGCCTGCAGCAGCCGGAGAAGATGATTTACTTTTTAGCAAGTCATTTCCAGATTTTGTAGCCACATCATCAAAATCAGCATACTGTTCTCCTGGAGCGTTATCATAATCTTCTTCTATATTACATTCTTCGTCAAGATCATGATCTCCGCCGCACATACTGCAACTCGAAGCCTTAGGCTTGTCTCTAAACAAATCATCAATATCATCCATTTTTTCTATTAATGATTTCATATCTATATTAGACATTGTTATCTCCTATAACTTATTTATGTAACTTTGTAAGTCTATAAGTTTTGATTCTTTCATGTTTCTTATTTGAGCATCAATTTTTGCGGCTTCTTGTTTAAATTTTTGCCTTGCTGCTTGATCGCCGGCTTGTCCTGCTGCTACTGCTGATCTGTTTAGCATGTTACGATGATGAATCAGTTTGCCTTTTGCTGTACGAGGCTTTGCTAACAAATGATTCTGATACATTTTAATAAGTTGATTTTGTCTTTGCACATCTGCTTGTGCTTGCATTTTATCTAGATTGCTTGGATTACCTTGTGACAATTTGCCTTGCGATCGCTTTAAAGTTGTTTGAGCAATACGCAGACTTTTATTGTAATCAGGTTCTGTTACACCAGGATAGTATTTTGGTTGTGCTGCTGGTTTAGCTGTTTGTGCTGCTGGTTGTGCTGCTGGTTTAGCTGGTTGTGCTGCTGGTTTAGCTGGTTGTGCTGCTGGTTGTGCTGCTGGTTTAGCTGTTTGTGCTGCTGGTTGTGCTGCTGGTTTAGCTGGTTGTGCTGCTGGTTTAGCTGTTTGTGCTGCTGCATTTGATGTCTTAGTGTCAAACTCATCTCCGTATGGTGTATCTGCCCCTGCTTGACTTTGAGCTGCGGGGACTTCGGGTTGTGTTTGACCACCTGGTTCGTTAGGGAGA